ACCCATCCGCGGTGTCCCTGATGCTTAGGGGGATGCGGGTTATCTCAGCGGATGAAGCGGCCGAGATGGCGCGGATCCTTGGCGTTCCATTGCCGGATGTGCTGGCCCAGATCGGCGTGGACTTGCCTAAAGAGTCGGGCTTGGAAATGGTGCCGTTCATCGGCTGGGCGGACGACAAGCAGGTCATCCACCCACAGACGAACATGGGGCCAAAGCACGCGCCGAAGCCGCCAGGTGCGGCCGAAGGCACGGTGGCGATACGGCACATGACGAATGACTACCGGGACGGATGGGTGCTTTATTTCCGCCCGGTCGACTACATCATGCCCGAGGCGGTCGGCCGGCTGGCCATCGTGGAATATGCCAAGACGGGCATGCGGGCCATCCGCATCCTGAAGCACGGCTACGAGCCGGGACAGTACCGGCTGTTCGATCCGTCCAGCGGCGAGTCCGAAACGGCGATGGTCGTCAGCGCGTCGGTGGTGACGTGGATCAAGCAGTGATCTTGCTTGCGGTTTGAAATCAGCCCGAATGGGCGGAACTCAAGATGGGCCCTTCTGGGCCCTTTTTCTTTTTCAGGCGATCGCGCTGCCAATCTGAGCGGCTGCACGGACGATCGCGCGACGGGTGGCGGCCATTTCTGGGGGCCAGTTTTCGAACGTGTTTAGCCCAGCCTCGCCGAACATGAACGACGTGCAGGTGCTGCCGTTCTCGCGGTCCACCATGATGTCGATGCCCAGCTTCACCGCCAGGCGCAGCGCGTCGCCGTCATCGGTCAGCGGATTCCACAAAGGGGTGACTGCGCCCCGGCTAATTCCGCAGGAATAAATCGGATGCCCTGCCTCTGGGCACTTCTCGACAAAATGGCCTTTGATGCCGGCCGCCTTCGCGGCCAGCTCCAGCAGCTTACGCTCGCTCAGTTCCATGATTTCCTTTCGTTTGCGTTGGTGGATTTAGGATAGCAGGTCCGCGAGGTCGGCGGGTTCGACGTGCGCAGGGTTCCAGCGGTAATAGGGCTTCAGGTCGTTTCGCTTGCCGATGTCGACGCGTTCAATGGCACCGTTGCGCCGCGCCTCGTCCATCCAGTGCTGCACCAGGATCTTCGGCCAGCTGCGGCCGTGCGCGTCCTTGTAGGCTTTCTGCAACGACGCCACGTCCCAGAACGCATGCGGCGTGGTGCGCACCAGGTTGTAGAAGAACGATTCAACCCTGTGGGCCACATGCGGGCCGAGCGCGAAGCGGCCATGGCGCGGCTTATGCACCTTGTCGTCGGCCAGCAGCTCGCGCAGATGCTTGAAGCCTGTGGACGTTGAAACACGGACCAGGTCGCACAGCGCCTGCCCGGTCAACTCGCCATGTTGGCGCAGATACGCCAGCATCAAGTCCTTGGTGTCGGTCATAAATACCCCTGAAGTAGATGAGAATGGATGCCGGCCCTTCGATAAGTCCTTGATTTAAAAGGGTTCTCGTTAGCTCCAGAGAGAGCAATTAATTTTCGAAGTCGGGCCAGGCTGTGAGAATTGTATGCGAAATTGCGAGTGATGTGAATACCGCATGGCCGCCCGCAACTTCGCAGTCTTTCTTACTACCTTCTCTTAATATCTATATAGAGAGAGAGTAGAGTATATAGAAAAGCCAGTAACCATGCGGGTTTCGGGGTGCTAGTTGCCGAAGGCCGGTTGTAGATTAGGCCGGTTAGCTTTGGAGCCGCTTAGGCGGTCAGCCGGTTATCTCGCGCCGTGGTCCATCAGCGCCCGCAAATGAAAAACGCCCCGAAGGGCGCTGTAGGTGATGAGGCGATCGGGCTGTCAGTGTTGTGCGGGTATCTCGGCGCGTGGATTGACGTAGGTGGCGTGCTCGACCCGATGCAGGTGCGCCAGCAGGTCTTCGATCGCATCGAGTTCGGCTAGCAGTGCGTCAGCATCGAGTTCTTCCGTCTGAACGCCGTAAGGCGCGCCGTCCAGCAGAATGTGAGCGGTGGCGACGTCCAGAAAACTGTACGCTTTCGGGCTGCGTTGCGCTTGGTCGAGGTGGCGTTGCAGATTCTTGATCTCCGAGTGGGTCGCCATCGGGCTGGCTACAACCTTGAAAAACTCTTTGCCCGATTTGTCGGTGATGCTGATGTTGTGCCAGTCGCTCATGTTGTTCTCCGGTGAGTTTGTTGCGTCGATGTGAGTATTATCCACCTATGTTTCGATTTCCGCAACATGGATAAAACTATTGATCCACGAACCCCGATAGTCTCTGCCTATCCGTTGAGATAACCGCACCACTGCGGTATGATCGCCTGCATGAACCAGCCAGCCCATATTACGAAAATGTCTGAAGCCGAGTTCGAGGCGTGCCGCGAGGTAATAAGGGAGATTGCGCGCGGTGCGAACCTCGGCGAGTACTTGGCCGACATCGGCATGACGACCATTCGTTTCTACGAACTGGCTGAAACAACCCCTGAGCTGTCTGCTGCATACGCACGCGCCAAGCGGGCTCGGGCCGAGCTGGTCGCGCAGGAAATCGTGGCGATCGCCGACAGCGAGCAGGACGCCCAGCGCGCACGCAATCGCATCCAGGCGCGCCAGTGGTACGCATCGAAGATCCTGCCGCGTGAGTACGGCGATCGCATGGACATAAACGTGACGCAGACCATCGACATCGGCAGTGCGTTGCAGGACGCTCGCGCACGCGCTTTGCGACCAGTATGCGACCAGCGCGGGGAGCTTGATTCGCAAGCCGTTGATTACATGGACGTTTTACCCACTGGACCCGCTGATGAACAATCAAGCGTTCAGCTTCCAGCCCCTGCGCCGGCGCGCTCCAGCCTGACAGCTCGCGCCAACCAGGCGGCCGGCGCCGCTCCTGCGCAGCCGAAGCGTGGCCGCAAGCCGAAGGGGGCCCCATGAGCTTGACCGGGGCCGGGGTGGGGGTGGGGGCGCGCCCGCAGCGGCCGCTGCCTCTCACGGTATGGCTGCGACCAAATTTATAATTTTTTGAAAATTTTTCGGAAAGTCGACCTATGACCGAGCACGATCTTACCGATGAGCAATACGAAGCGATGATGGGCCGCGCGGCTATTCGCGGGTTCGCCATCTTGCTGCTGGGCGTCGTCACGCTCGGCATCGGGCCTTGCGTCTACTTCGCCTGGCAGGACCGTGCGGCGGCGCGCCAAGAGGGCAGCGGCGTCGCATGACTCAACCCAAGCCCCTATACGACGCCAAGACCGAACAGGCGTTGATGACGGAAATCTGGTCGCCGCAGATTGCGGACGACCCCTACGCCTTCGTCATGTTCGCGTTCCCGTGGGGCCAGAAGGGCACGCCGCTGGAACATCAGACCGGGCCGCGCCGATGGCAGGCGAAGCAGCTGAAGCGCATCGCGAAGCACATCAGCGATGGCCACATGGCCAAAGCGCAGAAGGCGGCGCTGCGCATGCTGCGAAAAGCCACCGCGTCCGGCCGCGGCATCGGCAAGTCGGCGGAAGTCGCATGGCTGGTCCTGTGGATGCTGTCGACGCGCTTGGGGTCGAGCACGATCGTCACGGCCAACAACGAACAGCAGCTGAAGTCCAGGACCTGGGCGGAAGTCGGCAAGTGGCACGCCATGGCCATCAACAGCCACTGGTTCGAGAAGCAGGCGATGGCCCTGAAGCCCGCGCCCTGGTTCGAAGACCTGTTGAAGAAGCAGCTGAAGGTGGACTGCGGCTACTACTACGCGCAGGCCCAGCTGTGGTCCGAAGAAACGCCGGATGCGTTCGCCGGCGTGCACAACCACAACGGCATCATGCTGATCTTCGATGAGGCGTCCGGCATCCCGAAGGCGATCTGGGACGTGTCGGAAGGCTTCTTCACCGAACCGACGATCGACCGCTACTGGTTCTGCTTCTCGAACCCGCGGCGCAACACCGGCGCATTCTTCGAAACATTCCACCGCAACAGGGACTTCTGGGAAGGCGAGCACATCGACAGCCGAACCGTCGAAGGCACCGACCTGGCGGTGTACGAAGGCATCATCCGGCAGTATGGCGCCGACTCGGACGAAGCGCGCGTCGAAGTGTACGGCCAGTTCCCGAAGCAGGGCGACAAGCAGTTCATTTCACGCGAGGTGGTCGACCTGGCCGCGAATCGCGAGATGGCCGCCGAGGACCGCGGCGCGCCGCTCATCATGGGCTGCGACATCGCGCGCTTCGGCGACGACGAATGCGTGGTGCGCTGGCGCCAGGGCAGGGACGCACGCAGCCGGCCGGCGATCCGCTGGAAGTCCATGGATCTGGTGTACAGCGCCAACCGCATCGCCGAGCTGATAGACGAAACAAAACCGGACAGCGTGGCGATCGACGGCGGCGGCGTCGGCGGCGGCGTGGTCGACATTCTGAAGGACCGCGGCTACCGCGTGGTGGAAGTGCAGTTCGGTGCCAAGGCGGACGACGACCGCTTCGGCAACAAGCGCACCGAAATCTGGGGGCGCATGCGCGACTGGTTGGGCGAAGGCTGCATAGAAAATGAAGGCCGCCTGATGGACGATCTGAGCGCGCCGGAATACGGGTTCGCGTCAAGCACGTCCGACAAGCTGATGCTGGAGTCGAAGGAGAAGATGAAGTCGCGCGGCTATCACAGCCCCGACGACGCCGACGCCCTGGCGCTGACGTTCGCCGTGCGCGTCAGCCGCACCGACACCCGCACATCACGCAGCGGCGGGCGCCGGACCCGGTTGGCCGACGGGATGGACTATTCAGTCCTTGGCTGATGTGGTACATTGCGGTAATCACATCACGTTCGGATTTCCGCTATGTCCGGCCTATTCAGCAAACCCAGTATCCCGGCCCCGCCGCCCCCGCCGCCCACCCCGGCGGTCGACCCCGCCATCCAGGCG